TTGACACTGATGGTAGAATCTTTCTCAGAGAACCAATCGAGAACCGAAAGATCTCCGTTGAGAATAGAATCCTCAGGATGTTCTAGGTGTGTGTTCTTCATACTATAGGGACACTTTGGGGGCTCCCTGTTTCTGTTGCTGCTTTTTGTGCTGTTGAATAAAATTACGAGCAGAACTTTCAGTGCGGCAGACTTTGATTTGCTGCCCATTATGAATGACCATAAGTTGATTTCCAAAAGGTATCGCCGCATATTCACCTTTGCCAATGATAAATCCCTCTTTCATTATACTTTCGAAAAAATCGTGATTTTGGTTGCGGTGGATGACCCACAGGGTCTGTGACGTAGAATTGCAGAAAAATTAGGTTTTCGGTTGAGTGGTGGACAGGGATCTCAGTGAGACTCACCTGCGAACCACAGAGTCCAGCAGTTCACCCCTCTCAAACACAGTATCAACAACGTTCTGCAATGCTCGCTCGGTAGCAATACCAACCTGCGAGTAGACAGGTACAACACAGAGACCAAACTTCTTGGCATCACTACCCAAACGAAGCACACGTCCGATGGTTTGAGTCATCTCAATCACATCCATGTTGCGGAGGAAAATGACAGTTTCCAGTTCACTGACGTTGATACCTTCAGACAGAATCGAACGATGAAGAACCACAAACTTCTTGCTAGGATCTTTGCCCCATGCGTTGAGAGTGTTGAAGAACTCCTCACGATTCACCTTCTTACCATCAATAACTGCACCAGTCTTAGCAGTAATATAGAGGAAGGAATAACCACGTTGCAGCAACTGAACTGAGAAGTCGGTGTGACTCATCAGATTGACAAGTTGCTTGGTGGTCTTGACACAAACCAGGATCTTTTTGGTGTCAGTGTCATCAATCGTGTCCAACACATTGGCACAGTCGATGTTAGGATTGATCTGCTTTGCTTTGTGGATGTCGAACTGCTTTGCCTGAATCTTAGGAGGGATGATATACCCACCCTCCACAAGTTCTGGTGCAGAAACTCGGCAAATAATGTCACCATAGACATCAACATCGTTCATGCCTGGTTTGTTGATAGTTACCGAAGTCTTGCGAGTTGCAGTGAAGAAGTAGCAACGATCTGCAGCAGCAGAGAAGAACTCAGTGGCAGGAAAAAAGTTACGCTTGACGCTATTGTGTGCCTCATCAAAGTAAATCGTATTCACCTCAATGTCTGCCAAACGCACACGATCAAGGGAATTGTATGTGGTGAAGATGATGCAAGCATCGCCAGCAGTGCGAGCAACGTTAGCAAACATGTGGATTTGCTTAGGGTTGGTGCTGCTGTAGTGATGAGTTTCACCACTGTGAACATGCATCACATGCACATTCTTGGTATCAATAACTTCCAGAAACTCACTGCACAGTTGCTCTGCCAGAAGAATACGAGGACACACAACAACAATCGTGGTAGATTGTTGCTGATTGATCAGATTCCGTGCATCCGTAATCATCTTCAGAGTTTTGCCACCACCAGTAGGAACAATGATCTGTCCTTTCTTGTGCTTCTGCATAGCAGCAACGGCACGTTCTTGATGAGGACGGAGAGTGATTTGCATTGCGTTCATCATATACTAGAGGGACACTTTAGAGGCTTCAGTTTGCATCAACCATGATGCGTTTCAGATCTTTGATGATAAACTTCATCACAGATTCAGAATATCCTACAGCGTAAGGATAGGACTTCTCAGTTTCTTCTTCTTTGCTGTTAGCATTATAGCACACATTGACAGCGGACTGCAATCCCTCAATTAGGGTTTCGATGGTGCTAACAGGCACAGTCACAGTTTGCATGATGTTGTAGGCGATTGTAGGGGTGTCTCAGATACTATTGAGACACTTTAGAGGCTTCAGTTTATTTGTTAGTTGCCCAAGTTCTTGAGAAGTTCTTCAACTTAACTTCACTTGGTTTCTTCTTCTGCTTCTCTGCTTCTGCTTCTCTTACTCTCTTCTCCAGTTCTCTTTCACCCTGACGCATCAATTTTTGTCTTTCAGTTCTACTATAACCAGATGTCTTTTGTGGTTTATATTTTGGTGAAACTTCAGTCTTTTTCTTCTTCGCAAGCAGTTCAGATGCAGTCTTTGTTTTCTCTCCTGCTTCTCTTCTCTTACGTTCTAAGTATGCTTTACGTTGTGCTTCTTTGGGTGACAGAGCAGCAGAACCTCTCTCCTTTTCAGGTTGTTGAACTCTGGTTTCTGTCTTACGCTGAGTTCCAATATCTTTGCGAGGTTTGTAATCCTTAGCAGGCACCATTTTACCGCCGCCTGCTGCTTTCATCCGACGCTTTTCGGGAGCACTTTTCTTTCTTTCAGCACCGACTCTTCCACCTTCGCCTTGTCTGCGAATTTGTGAAGATTGCATTACATCTTTATCGTATGCTTCAGAAATAAACTCCCGAAAAGTTTTCATCGTTGTTTCTATATCTACCTCTTCTTATTTAGTTGTCATCTTCTTTCGGGCGGAGTCCACCTTTAGATACCAATCCATTGGCATAGAAATACTTAACGCGCTCACGACGAGCAGCAATCAAGATGTCATATTCTTCCTGTTGTTGTTTGGTAAAGGTGAAATCTTGACGCCTCCAAGTTTCACGGAGTTCCTTCAGGTGGGGCAGCACGTTCACAGTGTCAGTCATTTGTCTAATGTAGGATAAAATTGTGGGAAATAGGAGATCAGTGTGACACTAATTAAAGTGTCAGAAGTCGAACTCAGATTCTATTTGAGTCCCAAATGAGAGATCATCGAAATCAACAGAATCATCATCGTTCCATTCTTTCATCTCAGGAATGTCGAAGATCTCGCCAGGAGCATCTTGAATCTCTTGCCAAAGTTCATCAAACATGTGAAATGTGGTTGTCTCTACACTACTGGAGCACTTTAGAGGCTTCAGTTCTTGATGGCACGTCATTCCAGTGTCTTATCACACCAGCAACGATAAACATATTGGTAATCAGATAAGTTGCAAAGATAATTGTGCGAACAATAGCAACCTTATCCGATGTTTTATTGCAGGATGATGCTTTCTCACCAAGAGATTTGCTCCATACATACCACCAGTTTTTAGGTTTCTTCATTGTACTTAATATTTGCAGTTTTCTTGTTAATTTTATGCCTCAGCAAATACTTATTGAGATGTGTTTGATCTTGAAAGTAACAAACTCTTGACTGTTTACCTTCCTTAAACTCTAATTTAATTGGAAACGAGAGATAAGGAAAATCTGGAGAAGTTTTCATAATCTTATCTGTGCTTGAATTGATAATCTTGAAGCAATCCATCTCGGAAATGTAATTGGCATCGAGGCCAATCTTCCCATTCACCATTCCATTGTGCAGGGTAAATCTCTATGTATTTTGTAATTGGATGAACTCTATATTTGCCATGAAATCCAGTAGGTATCCACTCAAAGTTCAACCACTTTCTATCAGCATTATACTTTGGATGTCCCTCTTCATAGATTTCCATAGCAGATGTGCCAGTATAATCACCACACCACAAGTATCCTGCTGGATCTATCCAATAGTGAGACATTGTGCCACTATAACATTCTTCAATGTCTTTCGTTTGACATTCTACATTTGTGAACTGTTCTCCCAAGTCATATGAAGATTTGAGATAGTCAAACATCCCCATCAGTCTTCCTCCTTGATTAAATCTCCGACAAGATCTTGCAGTTCTTTAATAACATCTTCTATAGGATATGTCTTAACTTTTCCAGAGTCTATATCATCAACCATCTGATGCAAATACTCAAGAAACTCTTTGGGATAAGTTTCATCTAAGTTGATGGAAGTCCAGAACCATTCATAACACTGTTCATATGGATCATCATCTTTAAGTAGAGCATAACCTTCATAGTTAGAAGTCATAAGATCTCTCCACATACGAAAATTATCCCCAAAGGATCTGATTCCTGTAGGGATAAGATGTTGAAAAATATATTCTGCCCAAGTCATTGTCTTAGATAGCGTGGTTTGTCTGTATCAAACTGATAGAACTTTACATCTTTCATATCAAGACACATACGCACAGTTTCATGCTCTCTGTGTTCTCTATCTGTCCCTTTATATATCCATCTACGTTGATATGCACAACACCAGACGCTAAAAAAGATTTTAGATTT